ATCTGTGCCGGATTGATTCCGATAAGGAAGTCCCTGTATATCCTTCTCACTGTCTTTGCCTGTTCCTTATTGATGACAAGCTTCCCGTTCTCATCCTTATCGTATCCGAGGAACTTGAATGTGTTGAGATGCATCTCACCGTTCTTGAATTTCGTGCGGATGCCCCATTTACAGTTTTCTGAAATGTTTCTCGATTCATCCTGTGCAAGGGAGCTTAAGATGGTGAACAGAAGCTCTCCCGTGGAATCCAGCGTGTTGATGTTTTCCTTCTCAAATATGATGCCGATCCCCAAGTTCTTTAATTTTCTGGAATATGCCAGGCAGTCCTGCGTGTTCCTTGCAAAACGACTGATGGATTTTGTTATGACAAGGTCTATCTTACCGTCCTCGCAGTCTGCGATCATCTTTTTGAACTGTTCCCTTTTCTTTGTATTCGTACCGGAAATTCCCTCATCTGCATAAATGCCGGCCATTTCATAATTCTCATGCTCGTTGATATATTTTGTATAATACTCGACCTGTGCCTCAAAACTATGGAGCTGGTCTTCCTGATCCGTTGACACACGGCAGTAGGCTGCCACCCTTATCTTCTTTTCCTGTACCGCCTTATGCCCTGTCCGCACCTTTTGGCTTCTTGCTGGTATAACTGTAACGCTTCTTGCCATTCTTATCATCCTTTCTCTGAATATAAATATCTTTTTTGATTTCTCCCCATCCCTTTATAATGGTATCCGGAACCCTTGTCCCATCACAGAAGTCTTTCCCCTTCCGCTTTCTCCCGTTGCATACCCATATGACCTTATGGTTTTTGGTGTTTACATGCCTCACGAGTCTGCTTCCGCATAATCCGCAGAAGATCTTCTCCCTGTACGGATACTCTGTTTCCGTATTTTCAGGAATCGGCTCCGGCTCTTTCTTCTTATGCCTTCTTTTCCATGAAGCTTCTTTCAGATAGGTAAATTCCTTTTTTCCCTTATCTGTCTGTTTTTCCCCTATATACATATTTTCATCAAAATGCCATGCCCCTCGCAAGACTCCGTCCGGAATGTTTATCCCCTCGCAGAAAGACTTCCCATACCGCTTTGTACCGCTGCATCCCCAGTTCAGCCTGTTGCCGTTACTGTAGATCCTTTTGTAAAGCGGGTGTCCGCATCTGGCACAATAGATTCTGTTCATGTATGGATAATTTTCTTCCGTGAATTCTTCGATCACTGAGCCTTCCGCAAGATAATCCCGCTTTGCTTCCAGTGCGTCCTGTGCTCTCTGCCAGAGTTTTGGGGAAACAATGGCTTCATGGTCATCCTCGATGTACCAGGCATCTACTTCTCCCCTGTTTCTGACCAGTTTTCTTTCTTCATTTACAAAATACTTATGCATGATATAATCGCCTTTATAGATTTCATTTTCCAAAATACGAAGCACCGTGCTATCAAGCCATTTTGCACCACCCACCGTTTTTACATTATTTTCGTTCAGGTAGCGCTTAATAGCTGCAAGAGTATATCCCTGTGCTGCCATATCATAGATTTTTCTTACCCATACCGCTTCCTCTTCATCTGCAATATAGACTCCCCGCTCATCCTTCTTAAATCCGAAAGACCGCTCAAGGTACTGCACGGGAATCCCTGCCTCGTACTTTCTCTGGTACACCATCTTTGCACCAACGCTTCCGCTCTCGCTTTCTGCCTGTGCAAATGCAGCAAGGATCGTAAGCATAAGCTCGCCTTCCCCTGACAGGGTATTGATATTCTGGAGTTCAAAAAAAACACCAACATTCAGTTCTTTCAGCTTTCGTGTAGCTTCCAGAACGATTGAGGTGTTTCTTGCGAACCGTGATACGGATTTTGTTAATATAAGGTCTATTTTTCCCTTACGGGCATCTGCTAACATCTTCTGCAGACCGGGACGTTTTTCCTTGAATCCTGATATGGCAAAGTCACTGTAAACTCCGGCATACTCGTAATCAGGATTACTGGTAATGACTTCTTTATAATGCCTGATCTGGTTTTCCAATGAATTTTCCTGTTCATCCGCATCCGTTGAGACACGGCAGTAGGCGCATACCTTAAGTTTTTGCTTCTGTCTGCTGTTTCCTTCCCTTATCTGAATCTCCAAATTCTGCCACTCCTTTCTCTTTGGGTAGTCTATATATCACTCTGAAAGCCAATAATAGCAAGTACAATCTGCGATACCTTTCACCTTTCTTTCCTTGGCATAAATGGAAAAAAATACGGCTGACAGCCATTACTGACCATCAGCCATATCCTTATTTCAGGAGTTCATTAACCCTTTTCTGTACTGCGGAATAATCATATCCGGCAGAAGTGATCCTTTTCTTTCTGTCAGAACCATTTCCCCAGTCACCATGAATAACTTCCCTTGCGATCTCATCCACGGATTTCCTGGATGGGGAAAGTTTCTTATTCACGATACTCTGGACTGCAGAATAGTCATACCCCGCCTGTGAGAGCAGTTTCTGTCTTTCCGCACCATTCCCCCACTTTCCGGCAATCACCTCGGATGCGATCTCCTCATTGGACTTCTTCACCGGAGCGGGTGTACTGCTTCCCTTGGCATAACCGTTCAGCCCGGCTGCCTTGATCTTTGCAGGGAAATCCACATAGCAGTAATCCTGATCACAGGACTGCCCATTGATCTTGTTGCTCCGGATAAGGTTTGTCTCCCCTCCGAACTGCCAGATCTGTGTCTCTGCACCGCTTGCCGGGGCCGGCTTGCTCTTACCCCATCTTGCAACCCAGTGGCTGTAGCGGATAAGCTCCCCGTCATTCATCTCGCTGTTGAAGAATGACTCGGACGAATAGATGCCGACCCAGTATCCGGCAGCTTCTACTGCAGAACAGAATGCCTTTACGATCTGTGTCAGTGTATTTCTGTCATTCTTGGTGATCATGCTGCCTTCCACATCATAAAAGACAGGATACTCATATCTCTTTCCCTTAAGCAGTGAAAGGAAGTATTCTGCCTCCTTCTTGGCATCTGCCACGCTTCTGGCATTTCCATAGAAATATGCGCCCTTTGGAAGTCCGCATTCCTCACATTTCTTATAGTTTGATTCAAACTGGCTGTCCTTATAAAGTCCGGCATCAGCACCTCCGGCTTTGATGACTGCGAACTCCACGCCTTCCTTGCTCTTAGCCCTTGCAAAGTCAAAACTGCCCTGCCAGTGGCTTACATCGATTCCAAATTTCTGACTCATAATATGATCCTCCAATTCTCTGTAATAAAAGAGGGAAGGAGCTACCCTTCCCCGTTGTCTTTGTCTTCTTCTGACCTGTCATGAAGCTGTTCCAGCACGGCTTTGATCTTTGCCGGAACCGGAAGTCCCAGATGGGATGCATTCTCCAAAAGGGAGATTCCTTCATTTGAGATGTAGAAGAAAATGGCTGCCGTCCTTAAAACGCTCCCCGTTCCGATGACATATACATCAAGAATGTTTGCAATGCCGACCATAAGGAAAATCAGCACCTTACGGCAGATTCCCTTAAAACCAACTGCGCTGGACAGCTTCTGGTCACTGATTGCACACATAACTCCCGTGATGTAGTCGATGACCACAAATGCGAGCAGTGCAAAGAGCAGGCCGTCACATCCTCCAAGAAAGTATCCAAGCCATCCTCCGATTGCCGTGAATACAAACTGTACTGCGTTCCAGAATTCCTTCATTGTCTTGTCCTCCTTTGATTTTTTGTATGAAAAAAGCAGCTACCCGTAATGGATAACTGCCTGATTCCAAAAAGTATTTTATTGTTCCTGTAAAATATAAGTGATCTTCATTGTCTTATCTGCCGTCTTTGTAATTGGGGCATCAAGGTTATTGATGGTTGCCAGATAATTACACATCATGTACCACCCGGACGTTGACCATGTGCCATAATCACAAAAATAGATGAGTGGTTCATTTCTTACAGGAGTCACGCTCATCGTATAACTGGAATTAAACAATGTCTGTGTCTCCGGTGGCATGATCTCATCCGTTGCCAGATTCGCAATCAGAAGCTGTTCATAACTGTATTCGTAATAAACCCGTCCGTTAATCACGAACTTCGGCACGCCATTGATGTTGGTCACATTGGTCCGCTTCAGCTTTACAACATTTGCCGGATTCGTGATCTGGATTTTATACACATCATACGGGGCATCATATCCCCTCAGCAGAAGATAGCCTTCGGTAACGAACATTCCCCAGTTCCCTTCCGTCCTGAGATATTTATCCGTGGTGTTTGCTATTTCATACTGCTTGATTTTCCAAGTGTCCACTTTTATTTCCGTTATAAGAAACTTGCCCTCTGGGGCAGTCCTGCTGTTGCTGCTCGTGCAGATATACAGACAATCATTTGACGGATCATAATTATATGACCAGTAGCCAATCTGCAGTTCCGAAGACAGTTCTGCCAGTTCGATTTCTTCGATAAGCGGTTTCGTGGTGTAAATATTATCAAGAATAGATACCGTCTTTAAAAATGCACGTCTTTTTGTGATGTGGATATGGTTCTTATCTGCCACCTTGAAATAATACACACAGTCCTTTGCCCTATCGATTAGGAATATCAGCTCTGTTTTTCCAATCGTCATACCGGAATATCTGCTGCTCGTGCTTGCCCCTGTCCTGTCAGGGTACACATACTGAAGATTGTCTTCTGCAATGGACTGCATCAGTAAATTATCCCTGATTGGACTGGTATTTTTACTGCCGTATGATGTAAGTCCACCATTTTTATGTGTAAGACAGATGCTGGCAATCGTGCCGTTCGCCTGACTGGTTGCAAAATCATATACATATTTCACATACCTGTCTTTCAGATTTACTTCCGATTCTGTCTGGTTGAATCCGCCACGGAAGGTATTCTTTGTGTTGTTCTGCATTCCATGTGAAGCACAGCCGACAAGGTTTGCATCTGCCGGGGGATAATATTCATCCGCATTCTCCGGTATCTCCCTGTCGAAGCACAGGATGCCTCCGAGCAGTTTTTCATAATACGGCACGAATTCATTCAAAAACCTGTTCGGTCTCTTGGAAAGTCCAAGCGGTTTCAGGATGTCCCTTAGTGCATTGGTGACCATATTGCTGTTCTGGTAGGTTTCCACCTCACCTGTGTTTACATCAGTAAGTTCTATTCTTGTTGTTCCCTTGAGCATCGTCATCATCTCCATTTCTATAATTCATGATAAAGGATGTAAGCGTTGCATCGCCCGCAAGCCAGAAACGGAAGGTTATCGTCTTTGCTTCCAGCAGTCCGGCATACAATTCATCCAGCTCCATTGTGAGAAAATCCGCCATCGGGGTTTCACCCGTAAAGGTCTCCCCGTCATAACTGTACTGTACCGTGATCTCTCCCTCATATTCTGCATTCAGTGCCTTGATTCCAAGAACCGTGCCGTCCGAAAGATCCGCCGTGCATTCAATATACTGTTTTGGCGGTGTTCCCGTAATCACGGCATTCAGCGGAAATGCCCTGCTGTCACTCCAGCTTAATACGGAAGGAAGCGTCAGCCCTTTTATCAGATCCCACTCCGGCATCTTTGCAAATCCATGTTTCTTAAACAAAAGTGCATTGACCTCTGTTTCTTCCAGTCCGACAAGTACATCTGCTGTTTCTGACAGCTCCTCATTTATGATCTGGTTCTCCACCGTATACAGTTTTCCGTCCCCGTCTTTTATCAGGAGTTTAAACGGGACCAACAGGTCAATCGGTGTGTATTTCACTTCAAAGGTCTTACTGTCCGCATAATACTGGAAAGTAATATCCGGGGAAGCTGTATCGGGCTTTGTGAAAGTATAGTTCTTGTCTGCACTAAAACCGAAACCTCCATCATAACACTGGACAGGAACAGAAATCATATGAAGGGAAATATCTCCCGTGTCCCAGAACAGAAGGTCATACTTTAACTGGTAGTCCGCCCCGGATGCATTGTAATGCGACCATCCTTCCCACCGTATTTTCAGAAAACGGTAATAACTGTATAAAGTCCCTTCTTCCCTGTAAAGCGATCTCATTCTGGTATCACGGTTATCCACTTTAAGGTGCGTAGCATCACTGCCGATTCCCCAGTAAGAATCACCGTGTGCATAAATGTACGGCACGGCTTTTCCGAGGAACGTGAAAAAATCCGCACCACTCACGGCAAGCGTACCGCCATCATAGCTGTTGCTGTCCTGTAACAGACAGGTCATATTGGTGACACCGGCCGAAAAAATATCATTTATATTGTCATAATTCATAGTGTAAATTCCACTCCTTTCACTCCGTCAAAGCCGGATATATCAACCGTTGTCCTTTCCAAGAAACCTTCATCCACTTCATCCGTCACGGCTTCCTGTGTCTGTTCAGTTACTGCTTTCAGTTCAAAGAACCCGTTTTCAACGGTAATGGTATCCGGGAACTTAACGGAAGTCTCTGCCGCGGTAATCACATACTGCGGACGGACTGCTGCGGTATAACCATTGACTTCCACCCCGTCCACCTTTGTGAAGTATGAAATATCGATCACGAGGTCTTCTGCATATCCGTGGTCGAGGGATTCCGGCTCTGACTTCTGTACATACCGTTTCCGCAGCATGAACCGTTCTTCCGTATTAACCGTGATATATCCGTTATAATTTGGATTTCCCCGCACGCTTGTAAGTACAAAGGTTCGGAGGATCTCCGTGATCCATGCACGGTCCGTAAATGCATCTGCTTCATAGTTCTGGTCTGTGATTGGAATATTCCCGATTGTCTGTGTCAGTCCCTGTGTCTTTTTGGAAGGGAATGTTACGGATGCCGTATCCTTAAACACATCAGCCACAAACGGTACATCCGTAATGCTGATATTTCCAATATTCTCATTGATATTGATGCGTCCGTTCCAGTCTCCCAGTCCTGCTGCGAGTCCCTGACCGCTGATGGTTGCCCTAATCTGCGCCTCACCAATCTTAGCACTCCCGGATGATATCTTCAGATACATGGAAAATGTATTGGAGCTGTTCTCTATGACTTTCGATATCGGAAAAAACAATGTCACGACATGCTTCCCATACAGACAGGTCTTGACCGGCATGAATGTATCTATGGTTTCATTATTTATCTTATAAACAATGGACAGCTCCGGCAGTTCCGTTTCTGCTGCCACGCCTTCTTCCGGCTCTCCCCCGGTATCCGGCTTTACCACCTCCAGAAGCATTTCACACTGGAATGCTGCCGTAGTTTCTTCCGTTGCAGTAAAGTCAATATCCATCACATTCATAAGGGACTGCCCAATTTCAAACGGGGCAACATTGACAAAACTGTAAATTATGGTCTTTCCGCTTTCCACGGAATTGATAAGACCTGTAATATTCTTATCATTCTTGCTCTTGGCAGATGCAAGCCTCGGATTCTTCCCGACACATTTCAGTGTCATTTTCCCGTTGATCTTACATTCGATGCTCGTAATGCAGCTTATCTTTGTTTCATCTGCATGTCCGCCTGAAAACTTCAGGATGTCCCCGACTTCCAGTGCCGGATTCCCGATGGTGGAACTGTCAAACGGTACATAATTTATCTTCTGCAGTGCTGTGAGTATCTCACGCAGTATCTTCTCCCTTACGGATTTCAGTCCGAACTGCAGTAACGGATTGATGCCGAGGTTCATGGTAAGGGCATCGTCTTTTTCCATCGCAATGTATTCTGCCGTCTGGCTGATCTGGTTTGTGGATGATACTGCCGTGTATCTTGTAACAAAGTCAGAGTAACTGCTGTCAAACCTCTCCTTCTGCTCCACGTTCCATACGGATTCATTCCCGTACCGCTTAAGGACAAGTTCTCCGTATCGGTCTATCTGGCAGAAACAGCCAAGCACCTGTGCCACATAAAAGACCATGTCACGGAAGGTCTCTATATCATTATCCGAATATATACCGAGCGTGGTCTTACCGTTCGGAAAGGCACTGATCTCCGCAACCGTCTGTGCCATTTCCACCTTGCATGCATCACACGCGGCTTTTAAGAACTGGTATGGCGTTCCGCTTGAGGATTCCAGTTTCAGGGACTTCTCAAAACGGAGCATATGGTCATAGCCTTTCAGTTCCAGTGTCCGCACCTTCCTGTTGGCTTCGGAAACTTCATAGATTCCCATCGGTATGGACTCCGTTGTCCCGTCCAGAAGTGTCAGACGGTAATAAAGCCGTACCTCGGCATCTTCCAGAGTGTAACGGTCGATCTCCGAAAACAGGCTGATTCCCATTTCTGCTGCATACACTGTTCCGAGTTCTATCTCCGTGTTACTGCAGCACTGCCATTTTATGTAGCCGGAACCCTTCACGATATCCTTTGCCGTGAATTCATGTACCTTTCCGGCTTTTGTCGTGATCGAACCGTACCACTCATATTTTCTTGTATTCTGCCTTACGGCATTTTTGAATTTCTCTGATACTTCGATCACAGCATCTGCCTCCTACATTTCTTTCAGGGTAAAGGATACCGTCCACAGTCCCTTATAGGATGTGTCCTTTTTAAGTGCTGCCTTAAATCCCGTGATATACATTTCTGCATCTTTCAGTTCCAGTGTTTCCGTGTCAAAATATTTCACTGCGATCTTCGGCATCTTGGAATATGCCGTCAGCAGTTTAAGCCACTTCGGAGACACGGAAAAAGAGACGGAAATGCCAGCCACTCCCGTCCTTACTATATCCCTCTGTGTGGTTCCCGCCTCTGTTTCACCACCGGAGTCCGCCTCGACATCTGACAGTCCGATATCGTAGGAATCCGGCAGAGGCAGAGGCTTCTCATTAAAAACAAGATATTGTATATATGCCATTTTTATCTGCCCCCGCTTCTTAAGTTCGCCCTCTGCTGTGCCGAAACAATAACCTCATCAAGTATCGTACCACCAAGGTACACAGGAATGACAATGTCACCGCTGTCCGGTTTGATATTCTCGATTGCAGAAGTAATTGCAGAAAGCATCCCGGAAATGCCTTCCGGCTGTGCTGCCGTTCCTGTTCCCGTCATGCTTTCCATGCTGCTGACCTTCGGACTGACTACCATATCGGAAGATACACCGCTTACCGCCTTTTGGATCATGCCCCGGCTCTTTTCGATACCCTTGGCAAGACCTCCCATAAAGTCAGGCATCCATGATTCATAATCCGTCAGCGGGCCTTCATCCGGCACGGAGAAGTGAAGGAATGACTTGATCTTGTCTGCCACACCCTTAACGGCATCCCCGACTGCACCGATACAGCTCTTGATTCCGTTTACGATTCCCATGACCAGATCCTTGCCCCAGGTAAATGCCTGTGAAGCAAGCCCCGTGATATGGTTTTTCACATTAGAAAAACCTGTCTTTACTGCATTCAGGACATTTCCCATCGCACCTTTCACCGCATTTACGATTCCATTGAATACGGATGTGACCGCACCCTTGATTGCACCAAGCACCGTTGAAACGGTCGACCTGATGGTATTCCATATGGTGGTGATCGTACTCCTAATCGTATTCATGATGGTGGTAATGGAGTTCTTGACCGCAGTAAAATCCCCTGTAATCAGTCCCTTGATCCCGCTTACCACGGCACTGATGATGGTCTTGATGGCATTCCATACCGTGGAAAAAATCGTCTTTATTGCATTCAGTACAGTAATAATGACTGTTTTTATCGTATTCCATACCGTTGTAATGACAGTCTGGATAATCGTCAGGACTGTCTGAATAATCGTTTTGTAGATATTGAAATACGTTGTCACCAGTGTTTTTATCACATTAAAAACTGTAGTAAATACACCCTTGATGGCTTCCCAGATGGTCGTGATGACCGTCTTTATCACATTGAAAACCGTCTGGATGATGGTCTTATACAGATTGAAATAAGTCGTTACCAGGGTCTTGATCACTTCAAACACGGTCGAGAAGATAGTCTTGATGGCTTCCCACACCTGTGAGAAGAATTCCTTGATTGCATTCCATACCGTAATTGCAACCTGTTTTACGTTCTCCCAGAGGTCGATCCAGAACTGGCGGAACCCGTCACAGTTATTCCAGAGATAAATAAAAGCAGCCACAAGAGCTGCAATGGCTGCGATAATAAGTACGATTGGATTTGCGAGCATCGTTGTATTCAGTGCTGCAAAAGCCCCCTTCACCGTATTGATGACTCCGGCAATCTTCGGTACAACCGTCATGATCGTACCGACTGCGGATATGACCTTTCCAATCACGATAAGCACGGGACCAAGTGCTGCCGCCAGAAGAGCTATCGTAACGACCGTCTTCTTCGTACCCTCACTCAGTCCATTCAACCAGTCCACAAATTTCTGCACCCATCCCACGATCTGTTTGATGGCCGGCATCAGAAGTTCCCCAAAAGATATCGCCAGACCTTCCAATGCGGATTTTAAGATAGTGATCTGTCCCTGTAAGTTATCAAGCTGTGTATCTGCCATCTGCTGTGCAGCACCACCGCTTTCCGTGATGGATTTCTGTAAGCTGTCCCATGTGCTTCCTGTATTGGCAAGCAGTGCATTTACAGAAGACAGGTCCGTCTTGTTAAAAATCGTGCCGATGATGTTGGACTTCTCCGCTGATGTCATTCCGTCCATGCTCTTATTCAGATCACCAAGGATATCATTCATTGACCGCATGTTTCCTTCGGAATCATATACGGAAATGCCCAGTGCTTCCATCTGGGCGGCTGCTTTATCCGTAGGATTCTGCAGTGACAGGATAATGTTACGAAGATGCGTACCGCCTTCTGCCCCCTTGATACCATTATTGGCAAGAATACCAAGTGCGGTATTGAGTTCTGCCGTACCGCCCTTGATGGATTTAGCTGTCGCACCAATGGTAAGGATTCCCTCGCCCAGCTGTGCAACCGATGTATTCGTGGTAGATGCGGTCTTTGCCATCTGGTCTACCATCGTTTCTGCCTCTTCCACGCCCATGCCAAGTGCAGACATTGCATCCGTTACCATATCAGAAGCATCCGCAAGGGCAATATCCCCGGCAGCTGCCAGGTTAAGTACGGTCGGCAGTGTATTACACATCTGCTCCGTGTCATATCCGGCAAGAGCCAGGTAATTTAATGCCTCGGCACACTCGGATGCAGAGAAGGCTGTTTCTGCCCCCATCTTCTTTGCCAGCTTGGAAAGGGTATCCATTGTATTTACGGACTGTCCGTTTACCTTAGACATGGAATCTTTTGTGATTCCCATAGTAGCCTGTACCTGTGACATAGAAGATTCAAAGTTTGCTGCCGTTGTTACGGATGCCGTACCAAGTGCAGTCACCCCGGCTGTTACTGGGAGGAGTTTCTGTCCGGCAGATGAAATGTTGTCACCGACCGTCTTAAATTTTTCGCCTGTTGCTGCAATCTTCTGTACTGCCGTAGCGGACTGGTTCGCCTGTGTTTCCAGATTCTTTAAGTCCTGCTCAGTTTCCACGATTTCCCTCTGAAGGGCATCGTACTGCTCCTTTGAGATCTCGCCATTGGCAAGTGCCGTATTTGCCTGTTCTGCTGCGGTCTTTAAGGTGGCCAGCTTCTCTTTTGTCTCACTGACCGCTTCCGCAAGCAGTTTATGCTTCTGTGCCAGAAGCTCCGTATTACCCGGATCAAGTTTCAGCAGCTTGTTCACATCCTTAAGCTGTGACTGGGTGGACTTGATCTGTCCGTTCACACCCTTCAGGGCGTTCTGCAGTTTGGTTGTATCACCACCGATTTCAACGGTAATACCCTGAATACGGCTTGCCATGCCTTTCACCTCCTCCTAAAAATGGGTACAAAAAAAGGAGCATCTCTGCTCCGTAACAAAAGAAAAACACCTGCCATTTCTGACAGATGTCCTATGTAATATTAT